CAAGTACGCCGCTGGCGGTTCTATTCGTGGCGGCGGCTGCGAATCGAAGGGCAAAACGAAAGGTTCTCATCGTTAATTAGGAGATTGAAATGTCGAAGCACGGTCATCACGAACATCACGGTCATCTCAAGCCTCATCATTCCAAGGGTCATCACGGTCCGCACGGCTCGCACGAGCATGCGACTCATGAGCATCACCCGAAGCATCATGAGCCGAAGCACCACACCCATCACATGACGCCGCACCATATCCACCACTCGCACGGTGGTCATGTGGATACGCACTTGCATCACCGCGAGCATATCCTCAAGCACTTCCACGGGAAGTAAGTGATGTTGTCTTCACGGGGCATGGGTGCCATAAATCCCAGTAAAGTCCCTACCCCCCGTACTGGGAGGAAGCCCCATGCCCCCGTGAAGGCTTGTTGTTCAGGTGGGAAGATGGCGAAGGGTGGGTTGGCATGGACTCGCAAGGAAGGCCAGAACCCGAATGGCGGCTTGAACGCTAAGGGTCGGGCGTCCTACAACAAGGCACACGGAGCGCACCTCAAGGCTCCGCAACCGGAAGGTGGCCCTCGTCGGGATTCGTTCTGTGCCCGGATGAAAGGCGCGAAGCGTAAACTGACGAGCAAGAAGACGGCGAACGATCCGAACAGTCGGATCAACAAAAGCCTACGGGCGTGGAAGTGCTAAATGACCGCTACACTGTCTGGTCTTACGACGTTTAATCCGAACCTCAACGACGTTGTTGAGGAGGCGTTTGAGCGTTGTGGCGCAGAGTTACGCTCGGGTTATGACTTGCGTACGGCTACGCGCAGTCTGAATCTGCTATTCATGGACTGGGCCAATCGCGGCGTCAATCTGTGGACGATGGATCTGTCGTATCAACAGGTGCTGACCCCCGGCGTAGCGACGTACACGATTCCCGTGGACACGGTAGATCTGCTCGACCATGTGATCCGTACAGGGTCTGGGACGACGCAGCAGGACATCAACATCACGCGCATCTCCAGTTCGACCTACCTCATGATCCCGAATAAGAATGCCACGGGGCGTCCTATTCAAGTTTGGATCAATCGGTTGAGCGGTCAGACGGCGGCGGGTGGTAGCAGCACGACGTATCAGCCCACGATCACGGTCTGGCCTACGCCAGACAATTCTACGACGTACACGTTCGTAGCAACGCGGCTGCGGCGTATTCAGGATGCGGGAACAGGTCTCAACATTCAGGACATGTCGTTCCGGTTCTGGCCCGCGATGTGTTCGGGTCTGGCCTACTACTTGTCTATGAAGATCACCGGGGCTGAGTCACGTACGCAGGTTCTTAAGATGGCGTACGACGAGGATTGGCAACGCGCGGCAGACGAAGACCGCGAGAAGGCGGCGATTCGATTTGTTCCCCGTGAAACATTCTTGCGGTGATCCATGCCGAATCGGTTTTCATCTGGCAAGTTTTCGATCGCCGAGTGCGATCGATGTGGGTTCCGGTACAAGTTGTCGGAACTCAAGAACCTTGTCATCAAGACGAAAAATGTCAGTATCAAGGTCTGTCCGTCGTGTTGGGATCCGGATCACCCGCAGTTGCAGTTGGGTCTGTATCCGGTCAACGATCCGCAAGCGGTGCGAGAGCCTCGCAAGGACATTAGTTACTACACCGCGACAAGCGTAAACGGCGGTGACGGTGGTAGCCGTATCTACCAGTGGGGATGGAATCCGGTCGGGTACCGGACATCGTTTTTGCCTGAGACGCCTAACGATCTAATCGGCGTCGGTGGCGTGGGTACGGTTACTATAGCGTTCTCCTAGGAGAGTTAGATGAAGAAGCACGACAAGCATCACGACGGCAAAAAGCACATGGCGGCGGGTGGTGTCACTGGCGAAGCCATGAAGAAGTATGGGCGCAATCTCGCCCGTGCGATGAATCAGAAAGCCGCGTCGCATAAGAGCGGCGGTCGGGGGCGGTAATGAGCAACAAATGGCAGGATTTTAAGTATTTCGGGTGGGATGAACCGAACCCCATCGGGAAGTACAAGCAGCCTATGAAGAACCCTCGGTTCACCGACGGTCAGGGCTACGAGTCTGATGAACTCGACCGCATGGGCACCAAGACCTACGGTCGTTGGGTGCGCCCGTTGAACGGCGACAAGAAGGAACGCCTTGAGATTCGTGGTTGCAAGAACACGACTCGCGGCAAGCACTTCTACGAGGATCACCAAGAGCGCGATCAGGTTCGTACTAAGGCTCGTCCGGGCAAGCACGAGGACTGATAGACCATGCAGGTCATCTACAGCACGTCGTCGTCTGCGACGAACAACTTGTACACGATGATTCAGAACTACTGTGAATCGTCGGAAGCGTCGTTCGTTGCGAACATACCGAACTTTGTACAGTTAGCGGAAGAGCGGATCTATAACTCTGTTCAGCTTCCTGTCATCCGACAGAACGCGACGGGTACGATGACTGCGGGCAATCAGTACCTCCAGTTGCCTTCCACGGTCGGCGGTGTGCCGGTGTCTTGGCTGTCGATCTTCTCGGTCGCGGTCATTAACCCGAACAACATCGCGGGTAACATCAGTCAGGCGTTCTTGCTCGACAAGGACGTGAACTTCGTTCGCCAGTCGTATCCAGACCCTACGATCACCGGTACGCCGCAGCACTATGGCGTGTTTGACTCCAGTACGCTGATTCTTGGCCCTACGCCGGATCAGAACTACGCGGTCGAGATGCACTACTACGGTTACCCTGCGTCCATCGTGACGGCAACCAATACATGGTTGGGCAATAACTTCGGTGAAGTATTGCTGTACGGTGCGGTGCGTGAAGGATACGTCTACCTGAAGGGTGAGACGGACATGGCACAGAAGTACGACCAGATGTATCAGGAAGGCATGGCGCTGCTCAAGCAGCTTGGCGATGGCAAAGACCGTCAGGACGCGTATCGTTCTGGTCAGGTCAGGGTTAAGGTCACATGAGTGGTATCACGCAATGTATGACCACCTCGTTCAAGGTGGACTGTTTGGGCATCGTGTCCAACGCCAAGATCGCGTTGTACTTAGTTGCCAATGGCGCGGCGTTAGATGCGACCACGACAGCGTACACCGCAACGGGCGAGACCACGGGTACCGGCTACACTGCCGGTGGACTCGCGTTGACCATAGGCACAGCGCCGACATCTAGCGGTACGACGGCTTATTTGGGCTTCAATAACGTCTCGTGGCCCGGAGCGTCGTTCAGCGCGGACGGCGCACTCATCTATAACTCGGTGACGGGACACTCTATCGCCGTGTTGAACTTCGGCGGTACCAAGACCGTTACGTCGGGTACGTTCACAGTACAGTTCCCCGCTGCCGCACCGGGGACTGCAATCGTTCAAATATCCTAGGGGTAGGCTATGAGCAGTAAGCGTTCTAAAGAGGGTTATCTGATCATCGACCATCGGGCAACAGAACCTGTTCCTGATGAAATCATGGTAAAAGACGGACTTCCTCCCGGTTCCGGTCGTGGAGTGTTTGAGTCTGCAACGTATACGTGTTCGCATTGCCAATATGTAGTAGTGCTAAACCCTAACCGTACTCGGGAACGCGAGTACTGCCGTGGTTGCGACAGTTATATTTGTGACGGTTGCGGACTACTTAAAAAGAATGGCGCTCCGTGCAAAACGTACGCGCAAGTTATAGACGAGGCTCATGAGGCCGCGTTGAGATTAACAAATTCTGGTTTGATTATTTCTTAAGGAGATTTGCAATGGCTAAGTATTCAGCCCAATACTCTTCGGTTCCTTTTGCAGTTACGGCCCTTGGTTCGAGTATCAGCACGACTGGTACTAATGCGTTTATGGCGTTGATCGGCGGTGTTGCTACCGGCGGCCTCAAGGTCAGCGAGATCTACATGGGTGGTGAAGCCGCTTCATCCTCGCAGGTGGCTTCGATGGCGTTTAGTCGCGCGACCACGCTTGCTGCGACTCTGACCGCAGGTTTCGCGACCATCATCTTAACGGATATTTTTGCGTCCCCGCCCGCGACCGCTCCTTCGGTGGGCACTCAGTGGACTACGACGACGGCTCCTGTCGCTAGCGCTAACGCACTGCTCCACTTGTCGTTCAACGCGTACGGCGGCATCGTGCGTTGGGTGGCATCGCCTGATCAAATGATTACGGCGTTCGGTACGGCGGCGTATACCAACGGTACGCAGGGTACGGGTGGTGAACTTATTTTGACGCAGATTGCGGGTACGGCTTCGACGATCTCGGGTCATATTCTGTTCGAAACCCTGTAAGAGGAGAACGCCGTGGCAGCAAACGGGTTAATGTACACGGCGTCGTTCAACGCCACGTCTGGTTTTGCGGGCGGTACAGTACAGGATCTTTGGCAGATCACTGCTTCTGCCACGGCATCCATCCTCATCCATTCGTGGCGCGTCACGATGCTCCCGGTGATTACATCGGGCGTGGCGCAGGACTTGCGGTTCAATCTTCAAATCCTTACGCGTTCTGGTACGGCGGGTACCGGCGGTACAGCGGTTACTCCTGTTCCGGTAAACAAACGCAATACGGTAACGGCTACTTCAGTATGGACTCGTAACGTAACTGCTGTAGCTACTGCGGGTAGCATTATCTCCAACGACTACGTATCAGTCGTTGTACCGTACGAACGTGTCTATACGCCGGATCAGCGTATCGTGCTTCCGGCTGCGGCGTCGGGATCGTTCCTTTCGTTGTATATGCCTACACCTCCGGGCGCTACAGTTGTTGGTTGGTCAACTGAAGTCTATTTCGAAGAGATCTGAGGGTATGTCATGGGCGCGGCAAATGGTTCGATGTATGTCGCGTCCTTTGGGCCTAACGTCATTCAGGCTGTTGCTCAAGACCTGATACAAATCTATCCATCGACAAATGACGCGCAAACCACTGTCATTCATTCGTGGAAGTTGACCGTAGTTCCGTTAGATAAGTCGGGCGTAGCTCAAGATGACCGCATGACTTTGCAAGTCGTGCGGCGCAGCACCCTGTCAACAACGGGCGGTGCAGTTGGGTTTTTGGGAACGCAATTTATTACACCCACTCCGTTGCAGCCTAAATCGGGCACGGCGGTGACTAACGTAGAAACTAACTTAAACGTACTGGGTACGTTAGGTTCAGTGATTGAGTCTGACACTGTGTCGGTGATGTATCCGTGGTCGCGTACGTACCGCGAAGATCAACGTATACCTATCGTAGCGGATGATGGTGTGACTTATCCGTCTCTGCCCGTTTGCTTATATTTGGCTACGCCACCCAGTACGTGGTATCTGATGAGCGGCGAAGTTGTCTTTGAAGAATTGAGCACGTAACGATGGCAGCCGTTACGTTTGTCCGATCTACCGCAGGATCGACAACCACTTCAGCAACTTTAACGCTTACCGTTACAGCGCCTACAGTCGGTGATTACCTTGTTGTCTCGGTGTTCGGCACGACATCGAACTCAACGGGGCCGCTCAACGCGGACCTTTCTACCGCAACGGTTACCGATAACGCGACGGGTGGAACAAACACCTACACGCGACAAACGGCGCTGTATAACAACACCGTTGATTCGGTCAGCAACTTTGACTCGGCGGGTATCGCGGTCTTTCTGGCCCCGGTATCGCGTACCAACGCAGGTACGTTCACCGTCACGATCACAACGTCCATTAACACGACTGCCAACAATGGGTACTCGGTTGGTGCGGTCGTATCGGAATGGTCAGGCGTTGCAGGCTCGGAAGGGTTCTCAACCCTCAATGCGTTAATCACAAACCCTCATGGATACAGCGCGTATCCCACGTTGACTGCAACAC